TAACAAGAGCTTTTCTTATTTCGAACTTGTTATGAGAGAAGATCTTGATGAACTTCAAAACGCATTGAATAAAATACATGGGGCTAGCATCCAACCTGCTGAACCTGAGTTTCCACCTCTGGTTGAAATCTCAACACCAACCGCTATTAGCCATGGGCGTTTCAAAACTGCACCCACGGGTAATTTTGAGATTATTGGTGTTGTTCCATCACATTTGGCGGCCCATCAACCAATGAAACACAGCCATATTCCATCTCCCATCTTTGGCAAAGTGTTCCCAAATGAGAAGGATAATTCCGTGCTTTCTCCAAATGATGATCGCATGGAAGAGAAGATTTCTCCTATGTGGCGTGGAGTGCACAAATATGGGCGAATCATCGAGCCCTTTGACAATAACATTTTGCAGGTCATAGAGGACGATTTGGTTGCTCAATACTCTTTGCTACCGTTTCTTGGTCCTCGTCGTTTGTTGACGATCAATGAGGCTGTTGGTGGTTTGTCTTTTCCATATTTTGATGGTATGAACATGTCAACATCCGCGGGATATGGTTGGAAAGACGCAGAAGGAAAACCTAAGAATGCTCATGGAAAATCTTGGATGTTTCATCTTAATCCAGAAACTGAGCGTTATGAAGTTACCCACCAGCCCCTGGTCGATGCCTGTCACACTAGACTTGCGAATGCCTTCGAGGGTAAACGGACTCTTACTGTGTGGACTGCAACCTTGAAAGATGAATTGCGGAAAGAAAGTAAGATTAAGTCTGGTTCGACTCGAATTTTTACCAATCCTCCAGTTGACTACACAATTGTGTTCCGACAATTGTTTCTTCCCTTTGTTTGTTTGCTGTATCAGAACCACATTAAGGGGACTAGTAGTTGCGTTGGGATAGATCCGGAATCACTGGAGTGGAATGTCTTAGTGGACGAATTGAAGAAAACCTCGTCCTTCATTATCGATCTTGATTACGAGTTTTGGGATGGTTTCTTTGCCGGCAACGTGATGAGCATGTTCTCACGCGTTTGTACTCGTGTCATGAAAGATTATGAAAACAAGCTCGCACGGGATACATTAATCCTTGAACAAACTCATTTTGTTCTGTTGCTCTTGAACCTCGTCATTTTGATGTTACAAGGCAACACTTCGGGTGGTGCAGCAAC